CAACGAGTGTATTTGTTTTGTAAATACATTGCTGATGCTCCTTCAAAGCGTTAGAGTCAGTGGATGGTGGTACATCGCGACTGGCACCTTTATTTATGCTCGACCGTTGTGAAACATGTCCTGTTCTGTAATCACCCGAAAAGTTAATCCTTGTTGTTTGCACCACTTCTGGGCGGCTGCCCATTTAGCATAGTTAATAGCCACTATAGCACGGTCCTTGGAGCTCATTTTGCTTTCAATCACGCTCTGTTTTTTGGGTTTGATTTCAATCAGCTCAGCTCGCATTTGATTATCTTTGGTGCGATAAGTGATCAAAAAGTCCGGGATGTATCGTGACATTTTGCCTGTTAAGGGGTGACGATAAGGAATAGCAATTGATTCACTGGCCCACTGTAGCACAGCATCGTTTGAATCTAGAAACTTCATGAAACTAAATTCCCAACCAGACCGGTAACGTGGTTCACCATTGCCCACGTACTTAACACGATTAACTACAGTATATGTGCCTTGTGCCCAGTGTCCCATTATTGCACCACATTTCTAGCCGCATAGTAGTTTGGTTGAACAGGTGCGCCCACACCCAATAGCGTGGCACGATTACGTATGCTGTTGAGATAATAAGCCATGTTAACATTGAGACTCATGCCAGCATCGCCGCCTTGTTGAAATGCTTGTAACAAAGTCATGGCCGGAATATTAGTATCTTGTGCAACTCTGAACAAACTTGATGTAAAATTATCAGCAGCTTGTTTTGTGGTCATTACGGATTTAAAATAGCTGTTGACGGCATCATATTCACCTACTGGTATATTAACATCATAGTCGTAGAATGCGTCAAACACTCTTACAGTTTGATCAATATTGTAATTGGTATAATTAATACTGCTCATATGCTTTAATTAGTTGGTGGAGACTGAGTGGTTGGATATACCATGCCGTTGTTACGACCTTGTACTGATCTAACTGCTCCTGGTACATACACATTCTGTATTTGTTTTGTCCCCAGACTGACCGCTTCATTAACCGCCATGCTCTTGATATTTTTACCTTTAAAAGTGTTATACGCTGTGCCAGCTTTTTGTATAGCACCAATATATCCCAATGGTCCGCCACTTTGTAAGTCTTCCAGGATACCTCCTCCTGCGTCTAATAGACCGCCTTGCCCAAAAAAGTTAGCTCTTGAACCGGGTCTAGAGATTGGACTTAATGTTTGATCATAATGGGCAGGGTCAGCAAATCCTCCCACATTTTGATCTGGTCTTGCTTTGCCCACAGCACCGTTATAGTATTTCACAGTTTCGTATGCAATGGTCATGGTGTTTTGCATGATACCAGCACCTTCGCTATAGTTGTATTGATCATGGCTCCAGTTTGTAATAATTGGATTGATCAGCACATAGGCCGCTGTTTTGTGTTGATCCATGCCGTAAATTGTAATGTCTCGAAAGAATGCTGGTTTTCCTGATTGTGTTTGTTTACCATCGTTGTATGCTTCCCCAATATACCCCCAATCATTTACACTGGTTGTGCGATAAGGTGCGTATATGTCCCGAGCGTTATAACTAAATGACGGGCTTCTGTTTGCAGAATCTCCAAGACTGCCACGAGTGTTGCTGGGAGCAAGATACTGTTGGCTGGCATCTTTGTAGTAGTAATTGTAGTAAGCATACCACATTTTACGAACGTTGTCGCCTCCATCGTCGTGGAAAGTAACTGTTACTGGATCGTAATTTATTTTCTTTTGTACTACTCTTTTGCGATTGTATTGGCTCAGTGTTTCTGTATCAATGCTAAACTTTGGTAAGTCGACCGTCTTGACTACGTAACTTAGATTTGTAGTACCTAATACATTTGACAATAAAGGTATGTCTACAACATTGATTGTAAAACTAACATGGAATAAGAACTTGTACCGCGGTTTAAGTTCAAATGAGTTTGGAGTAAAGGTTTTACTTGCGTGAGTATAATCACGCAAGTTTTCATTTGAGGTAAAACCTTGCCAGAATTGCTGACCGAATGTTGGCATTGGCTACCCCTTAGGCGCCTGAGCCGATACCTGTCACAGCGCCTGCTACTGTACGTGCAATATTGTTAACTGGTGTACCAGCACCGTACGGTAGTTGTGCGGCATTGTCATATGCAATAGTCATTGCAATAGTAACACCTTCGTTGGTGCCATAGTTCAATTCACCGTAGTCGGCAGCTTTGAGATAGCAACCATACAATTCCCATGTTTCAAGAACCACAGGCTCAACAGCACCGTTGCCACCGTCAAGAATTTGAATCTTGGTCAAGAACTTGTAGTCAATGCCCGATGCGGCACTTGCTTGTTCCAAGAAGTCCAATTGCTTTTGGAACTGTTCACCGACTAATCGTTGAACACTGTTTGATGCATCATCACGAACCGAGCAAGCAACATCTGCCCATGTGTGACGTCCGGCCAACTTCAATGTTGAATTGTATATGGGTAATGCAATTTCTTCAAATGTCAAGTTGGGCCTTGCAATACTGACCACTTGTTTGGTCAATTCGGTAGTTCCTGCTGACACGCCAAAATTCTCAAAAAATACTCTAAAGCGGTATTTGAGTTTGGGCATCAACAAGCCCTGTACGCTAGAGCTCTGGTCACTAGCCAAGGGTACTGTCATTCTGTTAAGTGATGCGCTTGCCATTTAATATATCTCCTAATATGTTTATTTACCTGAAACGAGGGCTGAAAAATCAACCCCTGATTTCAATTAACCTCCGGCAGCGATTGCGCCAGTGTTCTTGATACGCAACGGAATGTAAATAAACTCCACTGCTTTTACTGGTTCAATAGCAATATCAACCCACAATTCACTGCGGTCAATACGTGCTGGTGTGTTGTTGCTCAAGTCACACACAACCAAGTAGTCGTACAGTGCTCGTTTGGCAACCAAGTCAACCATCAAACTGTTAACAGTATTGGTAATTTGATTACGTGTGATTGTGTCATTGGGTTCAAACAAATACAGTTTGCCAATCTCTTCCAATCTGCCGCGCAAGAAACATACCAGTCGTGCCACATTGATGCGGTCAAGTGCTGTGGTAGTTGTGGTTGACGTCTTGTTACCAAAATTGGTGATACCAATTCCAGGAATAAACGTAATAGGATTAATGTTGCGCTCATACAGGATGTCACGAACTGACTGGCTTACACCAATTTGGTTAAACTCACCTGTTAGTGCATTGATATATCCAATTGCGAGTGCGTTGTCAACCACACCACGACGTGTACCTGCTGGTGCAAACCATGGATAACTTGCGGCATCACTGCGTAGGATTGTACGAACCATCATGTGACTTGGAGGTTGAACAACTGAGTTTCCACCAAGGTCAGTGGTTTGGCAACTGGGATAGAACACACCACAATAGTTACTTGTGGCAATATTGCCATCACCGTTGGGTTGTCCCAGGCCGTTGTTGTTTGTTGCAAATGCTACCAAGCTGTTGCCATCTGGGCCCAAGCGCATGGGGGTATCGCCAACCACAAACAATGTGTTGTTGCGCTCATTGCTGAGTGCAATCATGTTGGGTGTCAACTCAGGGTATGCAGGTGTAGCAACAATATTGTATTGAGTTTGCTCTTCACGTGCTGTTACACTGGTGTCAATGCCTGACTTGAGTGCTTCTACAATGATCTGACGCTGTGCCAATCTACCGGCCCACATGGAACCGTTGCTCTTGTTACCGCTGGCAGTTAACCATGTGTTGAGATTGATCTCACTCCAGTATGAGGCATTAGTTGGTGCAGTACCAGCTGATGTGGCCGCTGTACAAACATAAATTGCATTGTTGTAACTTACAAAATCATTTACTGCATACGCTGTGGTTGCTGAATATGCATCAATTGCATAATCAGTGGCACTGGTTGTGAAGTAATCCATCTGGAAACTCTTTACATTGTATCCTGAGCGACGTGTGTTAAACAGCAATGTACCTTGTGGATACAATGCAGGATCAGGAGCGTCAGGATCTAAATAATTGCTGGTCAACAAACTCTCAATAGTTGGGAACGGATCTGCAACAGGATCTACAGTACCAGTTGAGCTCCAACGTGCATCGGCAAACAAAATACCATTTTGTGTGGTTTGATCTGTGAGATCTATTTCTACCCATTGATCAACATTGTTAACTGGCTGCCAACGAAACAAGTAGGGATATTGTTCTAAATCGCTGGTGTCGACCCACAAGTCACCATACTCCAATGGGCTCAATGCTGTGTCAGTTTGTGTGGTAGGTGCTGTGGCGCTGATGATAGGGCCGGTTGCATTACACATTGTCAAATCGTAACCACGAACATCGTTGGTTACGTTTTGATAACCCATCCATGATCCATTGTCTTGAATCATGATGTCAGCGTCGCTGACTGAACTGTAATACCACAAACGTCCATCTGCTGGATCTTGTCCAGGTGCAGTTGTACTGGCGGTATATGTGAACAACGGTGCAGTAACCCAATTTGATAACGTTAGTACATCAATATTGTTTGGATCGTAATAACATTTTGGTGTGTCAATTGTGAATCCGGCTGTATCAACTGGTGTCCCAGTTATGTTTTCAAGTCCGATACTACCACCTTCGCTGTGTGTAAACACTATGTATCCAGCACTGTTTATGCTGGCAGACACGTAAGGAACATTAGCGGCTGACACTGCGGCCACAAAGTTTGCGGCTGTTCCAGTGCCACCGATAGTGGCAGTTGCTTCGTTGGTTCCTAATCCAAGATTTGTTGCTGAGATAGTAAACTGATTGCCGACTGTAAACGGTGTTCCAACACTAACAACCTCAGTTCCAGTAACTTCGGTAGCACCAATTGCATATCTTTCAAATATTTCAAAAGAGGCTGTGTATAAAGGAGTAGTAATATAATTTGATGCATATGAAACTGCAATAGTAGTTCCTACTGGAATGTTTTTGCCGCCGCCTCCTGGATCCAATGCAATCAACGCCTTGCAAGGGAAGTCTGGGGAAAATACAGGACAGTTTTGTGCAATCCAAGTGCCCAATGCTGAACTGTATGATTTAACAGATAAATTCATACCATTATTGGCTATGCTTACGTTTTGCCATACTGAACCAGTGGGTCTTGCGCCTATGCCGGCGGCTGTGATCCACTTTGGTTGTTGATAACTGTAACTGGCTTCGTAACTAGGGGCCGCATACTCGCCTGAAGTAAGGCCCAGTGCTGTAAATAATGCAGTACCGCCACTGGTGCCTAGATTGATCGCAATAATGCCATCCTTGTTTAACGTACTATTATCATTGCTAGACAAGCTATTTGCATAAAGATACAATTGATTGCTTACTGCTGTAGCAGTAATACCAGAATTAAAAGTTGCAGTTCCTGTTCCTGTTCCTGCACCAGTAGCAACAAATTGAACTCCTACTGTGTTTGCGCTGGCACCAATGGATGTAAAGCTAGTATTTCCTACAGTTAAAATAGTGTAAGTCGCACCAATAACAAAACTGCCGGCTGTGATGGTAGCATTCATTGCGGTATTAATTACAGCCGCAAAACCTGCCACTGTGTTTGTTGCACCAACAGTGACTAACACATCATTAATATACATGTTGTTACCAACAGTTAAAGTTGTTGGTGCGTTTGTGCCGACCACTGTGGGCCAAGAAGATTTCCATGCATTGGATCCGAGCAACACCCATACATTGTTGTAATTTTTAAAATATACTGGATTAGTCAACGCACAAGTGACCACCGCATAGTTACCAATTGATCCAACAGATGATATCGGCGTATAATCTGCTAGTGTAGGGTCTGCATTGTAACTGGTCAGTTCATCGGTTTCATTGATGATATAAGGAGTGTTGTTTGTGAATACTCCGGTGGTTTGGTTCCACTCAAAAATTCCCCATGTGCTTGTTGATGTATCCAACCAATATGCTCCATTTGATGCGGCACCTGTAGGACGAGTCAAACTGGCTGTGAGTGCTGTCAAATCAATATCAGCACGTTGTACATACGCACGGTTTGTAACACCCAATGCTGAGTATGCGGCAAGCAAACCGTATTCGTTGAGTTCGTAACCATTGATAGGAGTGCCAGTGGTTGTGTTATAAAAGAAAGGTACACCAAATGTAGCGGCCAAATCACGTTGGCTAGTGATCAAATATGTTTTGTTTGCATTAGCGGCAAGTGTACCGGCTGCTACAGTGACTCCGTCACTGGATACTTTGTTCTGTGCTGTGGCAACCAAAAAATAAGGTACTGTGTTTACAGCGGAAGGGATGTATTGACTCTCGTCGATTACTGTTACTTCTACGCCAGGTGATGTTAAAGCCATGGTGGTTTCCTTTTCAAGTTGTAGATATTTATTAGCAAATGCCAAAAACACCAGGGTTGGGCAACCTTTAGCAAAGGTCCATGTGCTAAATACTGTATGAAGAGACCTTTGTGCAAATCTTGTGAGCAACGACCTTGTGCTGTAAACTATTACCGTGATGGTGTAGCACACTATCGTTCTAGATGTGAAAACTGTCAACGAAAAGGCAGGGGGTTAAAGCGACGAATTCCTAGATGGGAAGAAGCAGGATATAAGAAAAGAATGTCATGTGATCACTGCGGATTTAGGGCAAAATTCAGTGCCCAAATACTAGTGTATCATGTGGATGGCAAGCTGAACAATGCTGAGTTTAAGAATCTACGTTCAGTCTGCAAAAACTGTGAAATTGAGCTGGCCAAACTTGATGTTACTTGGCGTCGCGGGGATCTTGTGCCGGATTTATAACTAGCGATTTGACCTGCTGATACAGGTCATCCAGTGTGCTGTTGTTGTCTAGCACAGCATCAAACTCAGTTCCAATCCAGGCAGTTTCTGAGGCATGAATTCCTAGTTTTTCTAGTCGTCGCCGGCTCAGGCTCCAGGTCGAGTTTCCGTCTGGGCCACGGTTAACGCTTACAGCTGAATCATACCATGCGGGCTCAGCACCACGCACAACCCTGATTACTCTACCGCCGGCGTTTTTAATCGCTGAGATTTCATTAGGGAATCTGCAATCACTAATAACCACATCATCTTGACTGCGACGCAGTTTGTTTTCTAAACTGGCAATCCAGATGTCATCGTGGAATCCGTGTCTACAAACTTCTGTTCCCCAGTATTGCAGGATCCAACGAGGTGTTAATCGTGGCATGTTCAATCGATCTGCCCACCAAGGATCTGGCGTTTCTCTCCAGGCACGACTTTCCTTACTATGACCTTCTAACATTTCACGATCCCACCCAAACACCTGTGCAACTGCATTCTTGAGAGTGTTAGCAAAACTTTCCCTGCGAAATCCATGAAAATTTACAAGATAGTCGGCTGCTGTATCTTTACCTGAATTTATGAATCCAGTTATCCCAATAATGGATTTTGTCATATCTTTCCTTCTTTTTTAAGTTTGTTTAGTCGTTTAGTTTCTAAACCTTTTGCAATAGATTCTAGGCTCAATTGACGGCCAAACATAGGATTGTTTTTACCTCTATGTGCTAAACTATTTTTTTTGTTTGCTGTCTCGGTATTTTTCATACCAAATCTGGGACTCTTTTCGCCTTTAGTTTTAAGAGATAAGTTTTGTTTTTGTTCTTCGGACCACTTATTTTCAAAATTTGGATTATTATTACCAGTTCGTTGTTGACTCCAGATTTTCTTTTGCTCTAAAGAATGTTGCCGCCCGAACATAGGATGATTTTCACCAGAGTATTGTTTTGCCCAGTCTGGACGTTTTTGACCATACATGGGATTTAACTCTCCTGGAAAACTAGCCCCGTCGCCACCATCTGTTTGGTTTCTTAAAATACCTGTGCCTTGATCTTTTCTACCCCACCAACGAATAAGACGTCTTTCAATTGCAAGAGCACCTACATTTGTCAAATGCCGTTCTAAAATTACAATACGCAAAGGATCAGTTGGTTTAGATATGTTATGTGGTGCCCAGGCACGCTTTCCGCTGCCTTTGCCAATGTAGTATGGAGTGCCATCTTTGCGTAGATAGGCATAAACGTAGTAAATAGTCATGCTGTGATTCCCTTATAATCATAGAGTAGTTGGGAATCCCCATTCCGCGAACTACACCTATATTTACCAGCGGCATTTTATTTTAACTCCCTTACGTTTAAATGTTTGAGTGTGTCCTGTAACAGGGCTATCTGTCGTCTACAATCTTCCAGGGCATGATGGCTGGTAGCGGGCTTGGGCAGGCCGGGCCATAATCCAAACACAGTACGACTATCTCTCACGGCATAAAACTGCCAGGGTATGGGTTTGCCATAACTTTTGTAGGCATGCTCAAGTATGTTCATGTCATACGTGGGACCTTGGGCCCATATACGTTTGCTTTGCCAGATTATTTTGGCCAGTTCATCTAGTGCCTGATCTAGTGGTATGCGTTCTTGTTCGTTGAATGCTTCGTCTCTGGCGGCTGCCGGTTGAGTGGCCCACCAGTCAATAGTGCCTTGTTGTATACTGCGACTTTCTTGGCTTTCCAACTCTATCCTTGCATAGTAAAAACGATCATGGCAGCCACGACCCAAGGGATCAAAACTTTGAGCCGCAATGGTCAGGATTGTGGTATCTGGACCAGTGCCTAAACCTTCTAAGTCAATCATTAAATCTGCCATGTTTGTATTATAGCAGAATTTTTGATTTGTGTCGAATAGACGTTAACCAATTACCCAGGTAATTGGAAAACTGCCATCCACATACATTTTGAGCTCTTCAATCTTGGCATCCATCTGTGCCTGGCCTTCTGCTTTCATTGCGGCACCATTAAGACTACCGCCACCTTGTGGACCAGCAATAGTTGAGAACTTTTCGCGGGCTTCACCAATTATCATCTTGCAAGCACCTACCATGTAGTCACGTATCCACTGACTGATTTGATAGTCGCTTAACAATTGAATCTCGGGTTTGGTTTGGTATGTCCAAAGTAGTACAGTTTCGCCAGTGCCTTTTGGATCGCGAATCAGTTGTAATTTTTTGGTTACCGGATTCCAAGTGTAGTTCATGAATCCGCCAAACATACGT